TTTCCAATATCTTGCGAATATTCTTGGTATAAGTGTTTTTTGTGATCTGGTGTTGGGAAGTCTTCAACGATTAAATCAATGATCTTTCCATGTTTCGTTTTGAAAAGAACACGAGCGTCTTTCTTAGGGAATGTTCTGGAATAACCTTCTTCGCAAAGGAACTCTTCATATTTATTGTTCTTTCTTTTCATATTGACAGGAATTTCCATTTACTATCTAGTTCTAAAAGTAACGTCTGATAATATATATTATGTAAATTTTTCCCTGTCTTTTTATGACTTAGATCACATTGTGAACCATTGTGGAAAATCCGTACGCATTTTGTTAAAGTTATGAACATTTTTCAACTATTTTCTTTGTTTATTTTACCATATCTTTTTTCTCTTGTCGCTGCATAAGCTCTCCAATAAGAAACTGGACGATAACTACCCTCATGACGGAATCCATAACCATCATATTCCAAAATTCCTTGGGACCCCCATACCTCAGGAATATTAGTCACTTCATACAATCCATCTCGCGGAGGAAGTTCATCGCTACACCTAATCCAATCCATAATTTCCCTATGCATTTTTCTTGCAGTGTTACATTCCATCTTTTTCCATTTATCCAAGCATTCTTTACATTCGCATTCTATTGAATGTAAGACATCAAGTTTAAAATGTGCACCTCTAACAGGTGAGGTAAAGATCAATGGTCTTCCAGCGGCTCTTTCTTTACTTTCACATTCAGGACAAATATAATTTGGACCTACTTCCCGAACAAAATGAGATTCATTACACCAGTTACATTTAGGAAAAAACACAGTGCTTTTCATTAGCTTATCATAGGTTTCTTCCATATCTTTTCTAGTAAGTTCAGTTGGCCAATTGCATTCACCGCACATAATTCACCTTTACTTTATGCGTGGTTCCACATTTAGTACACCTAATCTCAAACTGAGGGCCAAAATTCAATTCTACGTTTCCAAACCATGTGAGAACGGGTTCTTTGCATTTTTCACAGTTAATCGAATGTTTTTCTTCTATGTTTTCCAAGGGCTTTGTCCATTATCTCTGAGTTTTTTAGCTGTAGCTATGCGTTCTCCTACAGTGGTTTTCAATTTCAAAGTCTTTGACTTTTTGCATTTACATTGCTCTAGAAAATCTTCAATCTTTTCACAGAAATCTTCATAGGCTTTGTCTCTTCGTCCAGAGTCTAAAAGACCATCTGTCCCATTTTTGTCGCGAAATTCTTTTTTCCAATCTTCATAACTGGATCGAACCTGGTCACAGGTGTAATCTTTTGCGGCTATTATATTAGGACCTTCAGGAGTAAGTAATTCATATCTCCTGAGCTTGCACTTTTTATCACTCATCTGTTTTATTTTCTTCATGAAGCCATCCTCCCCATCTTTTTAAGTAAACCAGGATCTCATAATAGGGATCTAACCCAAGAGAAATCATTTTCTCAGTGTCTTTTAGCATTGCTTCATGCTCTTCTCTGCCTTTTACATTGATCCAAGTAGGAGAAGGAATTTTTTCTTTTGGTGGATCAATTCCACCAAATTCATCTAGAGGAATGGGTTCACCAGGCAATTTAAGATGGGAAAACTTTTTCATTCAATCTCTTCTTCCAATGCGGGAGGTTCAATAGGATAGTCAAACCAATGAGTCACAAATACTTTTTCACCTTCATTTTCAGCTCTTATCCATCCTAAATTGCTATCAAAGACGACATCAACGATTCCTTTCCAATTACCTTCAGTGAATTTCTTATTCGTGCAGAAGGCTAGTACTCTCAATCCGTGAGGGGGTAGTTTTTCTTTTACGTCGATCCATTCCATTTTTTTTCCTAGTTTTATTATTATTTTCTTCGCGTGGTCTTTTCTTCGTACCAATTAATTTATTCTTTTCTTCGAAGTCCTTTTGCGCTTTATCAGGATCATAGTCTTCAGCTCTTCCTAGTCGCTTAGCTTCTCTCATCACTACTGATTTTATTCTTCCCGCATGCGCTGCTATCTCAGAATAAGACATATTCATGTCTATTCCTTCCTTTATCAATCTTCTTTGTTCAATCGTTAGTGGGTTGTAGGCTATCCATTTGCATACCATGATCTTTTCGGTCAAATAGGTTCTTTTGACCCTCCTTTAGCTGATCATATACATCAGGATGGAATTTTTCTAAAGAATCTATGTCATAAAATCCACCATTTACACAAACTTTCATCTTGCCTTTCAATCCTTCGGGAAAATCGATGTCTTGCCACAAATCAGGCTCAAAATACCGAGAGAATTGAGAATCGTAGAAAGGGACAGAAAACCAATAGTCACCGAATCGTTGTGCGACATATAAGTCTCCTTGGTGCATGCAAAGGATTTTTTTTCCTTGTTCTGGTTTTTTTTCTTTAGGTTTGAACCACTCATTCATCTTTAGTCCCTATAAGGATCATATTCTCTTTCGTCGGCCATGCAGACTCCGATCGGTTTGAGAGTGTGAAGTATCTTAATTGTGCCTGAGTGAGCACTAAGGACTTCGCCAATTCTTTTATACGCGTATGGGGATTCATCCAAACCTCCTCCTCGTACCTCAACTCCGACATTTTTAATCCATTCGTCATGAGCTCCTTTATCAACAAGTCCAGGCCTTCCTCTCTTTCCTTTTGCGGCAACCCTTCCCATTGCTCTACCTGCTCCGTGGATAGTGGAATACAAAGAACTTTCAGACTCTTTAGATTCGATCCCTTCGAGGATAACGGAGGTATCCGCCATAGAACCCCCAACAAAGCCTCTTTGGCCAGGAAAGGCAGGTGTGGCGCCTTTTCGGACAACCCAGAGATCTTTACCAAAATGTGTTTCTTTCCAAGCAAAGTTATGGTGGTTGTGTACCTCATCAAGAATTGATCCACGTAAGATCCGTGCAACTCGTTCACACACCCAATCTCTCCCTGCGTAAGCATATCGACCAGCGAGTTCCATGCATCTAAGATATTGTTGTCCGAGGTCCGAAGTTTCATCAAGAATAACTGGGGTGGCATGCACTCCATCTTTTCCTCCTGCTTGTTTTACAAAGTGTGTGCAGATTGAATGGCCAAGGCCACGTGAACCAAAATGTACCCCAACCCAAATGCGATTGGACTCATCAATAAAAATATCCACGTAATGATTTCCAGAACCCACAGTACCGAGTTGTGATCGCGCTTTATCCTTAAGGGAACGTAGAATATCAATATCATCCCATACAGGATCATCAAATAGCTCATGTTCCACTGTCTCCTTGTTGTTTCTTCCTACACCAAAAGAGATATGCTTGTTGACCTCATTCATCGTCCTATAAATATTATCTTTAATTTCCTGAGAATCACAATCAAGCAACACTGCCTTGTTACCGCAAGCAATATCAAAACCAACCCCATTGACACAGATTCGACCTTCATAAGCAATAACACCTCCAACAGGAACAGAATAACCGATATGATGATCGGCCATAAGGGCAGAGTAAACCGCGTCATATTTGGCAGCCTCTTTCATTTGCTCTACTGCTTCGGGTAATGGTTCTCCCCATACTGGAATTCCTTCGATAAATTGCATTTTTATTCCTTGTAAAGCCGCTTTACATTTGAGAATTGTTGACCTAAAAAAAGACATGATTTAGGTTGAGTTCTCCTATCGGATGTAGGTTGAAAAACTGGGTGCCAATTCGTTGGCACTCTTTTATCTCTCATAGACTTCCACTCTAATCGCATTCTCTCTAACTGCACCTTTTTCCTGATCGTATTCCCACTTAAACAATGAAGAATCGTCGGCTCTTCCAGGTTGTTTCCCAGGAATTAGAATGTCTGCAATGGCGTCTTTTACCCACTTAAATGCCATAGGTAAATTATCATCCTCATCCAATTTCCTAGGAGAAATTCGGATCAACTTTATAATTAAAGGCATATCCCTGTAAAGAGACAACTGACTCATGTAAAAGCCTACGTTTTTCTTTTGCTTTTTGTGTCTTTTGTAAGAAACCATACGATGCTCTGAGCAATTGGCTTCGCTGATTACTGCTATTGGCGCGTTAAAAGAGATAAGTAACATGCTCTATCCTTCAATAAGGCCGTTTTAAGGCGATTTCGTCTAACTTTCTTCATTATGGCTCTTTGTACTGCCATTCTTATTTTATGGGTTTCAAAAGGAGATCTGTGAGGATTTCTACGCATTTTTCGAGTCCTCCCAATACTTTCCTTTAAGTGTTTGTCTGAAATAGCCCCAACGATTGTCTATTTTCTTGTCTTTGGATTTGTTTTTCTTGAACTGTTTATTCACGTATTCCGAAGCATTCGCGATCTCTTGAGAAGTGTGAGTAGATGCCATATAAAAAGCTGACTTTTCATCGCAACCGTTATCCATCATCCATTCGTAACATTTACGCTGAGCACCTGAAAGTGACATCCTTCCTTTTTTCTTTTCAGAAAGACAAACAGGAGCGGCGTCAGCCGTGGGTTGTTGTTCTTTTAACAAAGGGTTATTATTAGAAGGGATGTTATTACCTTCACCACATGAATCCGTACCTACGTGGACAGATTCACCACATGAATCCGTAGTGCATACACATTCACCATGTGAATCCGTACCCCCATATTGATTCTGATATTTGATAGTGGCCATGAAAGCATTATTCCATCTCCAAATATCTACAATTGTTCGAGTACATAAGACAGTGCAAAAAGATTTTCCATTGGAACCAGTTTTCTTAATGGTTTTCCTTTTTTCGATAACAAGAGCATTTCCATCAAGTTGATCCATTGGCATCAAAAGCTCTTTTTTTGCGTTAACAACAGAACCGACAGAACATCCTATTTTATTAGCCAGGCTTTCAGTTGAATTCCAACAAGATCCTTCATCGGAAGCAATCATTCGAATGATTCTGTAAAGCTCCTTGGCATAAACCGATAATCTTTTGGTTTTCTTCTCTCCATTTTCTGTAATTGTATAGGTCAAATGATCGATGATGTTAGGCACACGCGTATAGAACTTAGGTTCTGAATTCTGATAATGCTCTGCGTATAGTTCAGCAGGTGAAATATTTTTTTGAATGATTTGCTTTGACATAATGTTTCCTCTTTTTGTTTGCAGGAAAATACAAGGGAACACTATGATTAATCCGAATTTCCACATCGCCAGATGTAATTCAGTGTTCCCGTGTATTATCCAATGCTAGTGAGTAAATTAGGACTCACTAGCTATTTTTTTTAATGAAGTCTCATCTCTTTTGCTATACTCATTTGACTTGCAATGGAGTTTGACATAAGATCCGATTATTCATTTTATCTCATTTTAGGGCTCATATTCTTCTTAATATGGGCCCTTTTTATTTTCTTTCGAAAAGCTCTGTTCTAACACACGTTTCCATTTCAGAAAAGCTTGAAAAAATCTTTTGAATTTATTCCTTAACATGGATAAGGTCAAAATTATGAAGGAAATACTCAAAGATTTGCTAAATGACGTGAAATCAGATCCCTACCTAAGGGCTGTAATCGTCATTTTTTTTTACTTCTTAGCTATCTGCTTTTTTACTGTTTTTGTTCTTGCCCCTATGTTTCATAGCTGGCCATATACCTTTTTTGGAGGGAACGAAAGCGAGGTCATCATACGTGACCTGTCCATCGGTGGCTTTAACGATGGTGAGGGCTGTATTCAAACTAATATTCTTGAGCTCGTAGACAACGTTAAAAATTGTGGTGTAAGACAATCCACTCTTCCTTGCAAACAAGGTTGGTGTCCATCCTTGCTCCTCCAAATATTTCTCTAGTTTCATAAATTTTTCCCTATATTTTTTGAAAGGTGTTGAGTTAAATTCAACGATCGTTTAATCTGACCTTATAAGAATAACAAGCTTGCTTCTGAAAGTCAAGCTGAAACCTGTAAGGAGCCCACAATGAGTTTTATGTTAGAAGAGCCTTTTGATGACTGGAGATATTTCGTCACAGAGGAGTTGGATAGGTATAGAACCGATGCCATAAAGCGATTCCATATCCTAGTCCAACCAAACTATGCCGAAGAGATTGCTGTAACAATCGCCTTTGGATTTGCCGAAGAGTTACCTGAAGCGGTGAAGATTGTAGATCAACTCTTTTTAAGTGAAAAGCATATTGCTGCTTTGCGAGAAGACGAGAATGCAATGGAGAAGATCTTGCTAGATGAAAAATACGAAGATTCTTGCATGAATGAATACTATAACCGTGAGTGACATGAACGAAGATTACATTAAACCAGGATACTTGAGAGTGACCGAAATACTCTCAATTTTCTCAGGACTATCAAAAATAGATCCCGAAGTTTTAGCTAACGCAGCAGACCGAGGGACCTTGGTACATAAGACTATCGAAGCAATTCGTATGGGAATTGGTAGGGGTGAAGACCCTGAACATATAGCGGGATACATGAAATCCTATGACATATGGGCAACTGGTAAGCAATTCTTACCACTTCCACCACGATTGTACTGCGATGATCACATGATTACAGGTAAGCCAGACGATATTTATGTAGTCGAAGATGGCTTGGTACTGGTGGATTATAAAACACCTGCCAAAGAGAGCAAGACATGGCGTTTACAAGCCGAAGCCTACAAGTATCTCTGTATCAAAGCAGGATATAACATAGTGAGGTCGGAATTTGTCAGACTCGAAAAAACGGGTAAAAAACCCAAAGAACACATTTACTTGGACGATACAGGATTATACTTTAAAATCCTTGAGGCCCACAGATACTTCTTCAAAGACAAAGAGGAAGAATCAAATGACTTGGACTATTTATAAAAAACCTCTCTAGCAGGAACTAGAGAGGCAGCTTTTTTAACCAAATAGGGAGATGAAATGAAAAAATTTACGCAATTCGGATTATGCAAATCCAGTATTATTCACGCAAGAGGAAGGGGCTAAACTATGCAAATGCAATCAGAAAACATTATCGATATCACTTTGGCCCTGATAAAATTGCAATCTAAGCTAGATTTTGCAGCCAAAGACAGTGCTAATCCATTCTTCAAAAGTAAGTATGCGGATTTAGCTACAGTATGGGCAACTTGCAAGGATCTTTTAACTGAAAACAATCTTGCTGTAGTGCAACAGATGGATATCATCGAGAGCAAAAACGTTTTAATAACCACTTTGGTTCATAGTTCTGGCCAATGGTTTAAGTCTATTGCTCCTTTGAATCCTGTGAAGAACGATCCACAAGGATATGGATCAGCTATCACTTACATGCGTCGTTATTCGCTTTGCGCGATCCTAGGAGTCATTCAAGATGATGATGATGGGGAAAGAGCCTGCGACAATAAAAAGACTTTAAATAAAGACAAAAAGGTTGAACCTGAAGATCCTAAGCGGATGCGTGAGCTATTCAAAAATTATGCTCTTGCTTTTGATCCACCAGATGAAGACCTGATCATTGATTATCTCACTAAATATTCAAACCACTGGAAGAAATCAGCTGAAGAAACACTTAAGATCTATGAAAGTCATAAGACGTTTTGGACTGATTTTAGCAAATGGAAAGATAAGCAGGTGAAAGCATGAATCAAGAATACGATGCTATTTCCATTGGATTTAAACTCGGTCAGGGAGTGTCATCCCTGAACCGAATATTCGTCTCATTGAGTCTATACAAGGGAAACAATAAAGACGAAGTCATTACAAATGTTTTAAGTGAAGTAGAGCAGCTTATAAAGAAGCTCACTATCTAAAAAGATATCCCCCTAGAATCAGCTAGGGGGAATCCTTAAGGCAAATCTAGTCTAGGTTCTAAATCTGCCGAGTCAGTGGATGTTACATCCGAAACATCAGACGCGTGACCGTGCGTATCGGTTTGCACGATATTCAGAGTACATCCGTAAACTAATAGAACAACGAAGAAGGGAATTCCAATCATTAGGAAGAAACTCGCTGCTGCTGTTTTCATTTTTTCTTACGGGATATCCCCGCCTCGCTCATGGCGATTGCTATTTTTTGCTTAGGATTTGTTACAAGGGGTCCTTTCTTTGAACCACTATGCAATTTGCCTTCTTTGGCCTCGTGCATAACCTTCTTGATCTTAGCTTTTTGCTTGGGAGTTTCTTTCATTTTTACCTCTGTTTGTAATATCGCGATCTAACCAAAAAATTATTTTAGTATCAATGAATTTTGCGTAAGAGTAAAATAGAGTGCCCAAATAGGTTTGAGATGGCATACGCAGTACAATTTGATCTTTTTGAGCCAAATGATGAAGAATCACTCACAAGACAAGAGCTAAATTTAGTTAAAAAAGAGCTCACTAATGTAAGGCGAGGGATGTTCGCTAGATTAGATGCTTTAAGAAAAGAGTTTGAATTCAAGTTCAATCAGCAGCAAGATGAACTTGATTATCTTAAGAAAAAACTAGAAGCAAAGGCCGAGATGTTAGATTTTCCAACATCTCTTAGGAGGAAAAATGCTAGTGCAACAAATAGTTGTTAAGAAAGACAATGTAAAGCGAGTGACATGGACTGATTCTGATCCTAAAATCAAGGAAGGGAATCGAATCAGATTCAAGGATGAGAGTGATTTTTGGGATATTTTGCTAGTGTTCCCAACTGTAATGCAAAAGAGCGAAATTAATCGCTCATGGCATGTTGGCGGATTGTAAAAATCGCAATGTAAAGCGGCTTTACATCACTTCTTTTTCTTCATCATTTTTGCGCCATAATCGCACACTCTATCCCTTTTTTTGTCTTCTTTCTCTAGATGGGATAGATCTTTTCCAACTTTTTTTGTCTCTTTCTTGATTTTTCTAATTTGCTTGTCCATCAATTCTCTCTTTTAGATAAATTCAGTTACCCATAAAAATCCAGCAGCTCCAACTCCACCCGTAAATCCTGTTTGGCTAGCTGTTACAGCAGCACCACCACCACCACCACCATAGGTTAGACCGTTCACACCTGCTGATCTCCCAGCTATTGCGGCGCCTCCTCTTCCTCCAGCGCCAAAATAAGAAGATCCTCCATTTCCACCGATTGCAAATGCTCCAGCATTGGAAGCCGCTCCACAGGCTCCAGATCCTCCAGATGCTCCAAAGGCTTGAATACCTGCACTAGTTGGATTACCGCCCGTACCGCCTTGAGTTGCACATGATGCCGCAGCAGCTCCGCTTCCCGTTCCTCCTGCTCCTCCGTCGATACTGAATAATCCAGTCAAACCAGTGCTTCCCCCAGTTCCTCCGTTTCCTCCAGTATTTGCACCAGCGGTTCCACCAGCCCCAATAACCACAGCTTTGGAAGCTCCAATATCGGCAGCCGTATAGAAACCATAACGATAGCTTCCGCCTCCACCTCCAGCACCTGCGGCAGCTTGCCCCGCTCCTGTTGTTACAGCGCCTCCGCCTCCGCCTCCGCCTGCGACCGCTTCGACTAGACAGTACTTCATATTTGCGGTTGGAGTGTAAGTTCCGTTTACAGTAAAACTTTGAATATTTATAGTTGTAAATCCACCAGAAGGAGCATTAGCCCAAGAAGGCGGTGATCCTGTGGTGGCTGTAAGAAGTTGACCTGTTGTCCCGTTTGCAAGCCAGGAAGGAACTCCTGTTGCACTCGAAATCATCGTTCCGTTATTCGCTGCCGTGATTCCACCCACTACATTATTTGCTGATGAATATAAAACTTGGTTGATTGTGGTAGTCGATGGGTAAGTGGCCGTTGAAAAACTAGGAGCTGAGGCCGCATTCGATTGAAGAATATTTCCCGTGGTTCCTGGTCCAGCTAAAATCGAAGGAACTCCTGTATTGCTCGTGACAAGAACACCGTCATTTGCTGTGGCCAATGCGGACATTACGTTTGCAGCTGAGGCGTAAAGGAGGGTATTTATAGCATTTGTATTGGGATATGTTGATGTGGTCGGTGACCAATTCGTTCCATCTGCTCGTAAAATTGTCCCTGTTCCTGTGGCCGTTGATGGATAAGTAGCGGTCGAAAATGCTGGGTCTGCTGCTGCACCTGCCGATTGAAGAACCTGACCTGATGTTGCCGTTGGTCCCACTTTTGTAATTGTGGTCGTACCAGCTCCTACCAGAAGAGCATGGTTTGTGAGGCCAGTGAGTTGAACTGTGACGGTGGCGCCTGCTCCTGTAGTGGTAATGCTTCCCGATCCTGCAATGGTCAAAGCATTCGCCGCTGGAGTCGCGGTTCCTGAATCGGTTGGGAAAGAGAGAGGGGTTGTCGCGCTTGCATTCACCGTAACTGTCGATCCTGCCGCCGTGATAGATACGCCTGTGCCATTTGCAAAAGTCAAAACGTTCAAGGCTGGGATGGCTGTTCCTGAGGGAGTGGCATAGGAAGTGGCAATTGTCGGTTGCTCTGTGACATCGAAATTAAAGGTGACTGTATCGCCTGCGGCGACTGTGTCAATTCCATTTGATCCACCCAAAAGATTTATATTGTTTGCGACTGGAGTGGCTGTTCCTGAATCGGCTGTGAAAGTTGTGGGTACGGCTCCGCCTGCTTCGAGTGTAATATTTGGAGAAGAATAGCCGATTGTGACGCTTCCACCTGGAGAAGTTAGAGTTCCGACATTAATATTTGTGTTACCAGGATTTAAAGCTGTGGATCCTATCCACATTTGACCATCTGTTAAAAGCTCACCACTAGGATCGGCCCCAGTTCCGCCCAATGCATTACTGAAGTCTGCGTTTATTCCATAAACGACATCATTATCAAAACCTGCCATATTAAACTCCTAGCTTACGAAAATATATTGAGAAAGGACTCTCCAATTGATGGTTTTCCCTGCAATTCCTGTGACTTGGATTACTGCACTGTTTCCACTGACTATAAGGTTTGCATCGCATGTGGTGGTTGCGGGTTCTTCATTGGTGATTTTATCGGGTGTTCCAACTAAAGTGGCCGCAAGTCCTGTGGTTCTTACACTTCCAGAAATGAAATATCCACATGCAGCTATGTCCGTTAAATCGTAACCAGCCACTTGAATATCAAAATTATAAACTCCTGGAGTAGAGCCGCAGTTAAGACTTGCTAAAGTTGCAGGAGTGGCGGTGTTTGTTGTTGTCACCCCAGAAACTCTATTAGTTAAAATAATTTCTAGATTGTTGCTTCCATTTGGATTTGCTCTTGTCAAAATCCCATTGGGTTCATTTTCATCCGACTGAATCCCATTTACATTTAGAGTATTGACTAGAGGATTAGCCGTTCCATCATCCGTAACAAACATTGTCGGGACTGATGGAGGAGGCGGATTAACAACTGATGGACTATGGATTTGGCTCATTTTGCGTATATGACTCCCACTCTAAAAGTTCCTGTACCAGCTGCCCCAGTCACGTAGAATTTAGTTCCTACGTTGAAAGTAAGGGTATTGACCTCACCTGTGCGATTTGCTGTGTTATCAAGAACTATTTTTTCTCCTGCTGTCATGGTCAACCCTTTGGTCGAACCTGGATTATCAGCAAAGAAAACATCAACATCCGTGTCATTCTTAAAAAAAAGAATAGCTGGGCTATTGACTAAAGTTCCGAGTAATTGAGCGACCCCCGTAAAGGGGGCAACAACTCTAAACTCGGTATCAAATGCGGCGCTTTGACTTCCTATCATTATTCAACCTTTGGTTCCTCTTTAGGTGCTTTAGGTTTATCAGCAGCGATAGCTTCATTAAGCTTATCCACTACGAAAGACCTCAATTCAAAAAGAACATCATGTAATTCACCAAGTGGAGCACTGCTTGGTAAAGTCAATGTGTACACTCTATCTGATCTGACAACTTCAAAAACGTTTGCTAGTTTCAACATGGGTTTCTCCTAGGTTAATGGTGAAAATAAAATTTTATTTACCATTAACCTATTTTATTTACTAGGTCTGTCTAACGATGACATATGTAAAGCTTGAAACATCGGTCGCTACAGCAGCTCCAGCAGCACTAATAGACTCCACGAGGAATGAGGTTGCAGGAGTGATGGTATAGATCAAGAATCCAAGAGCAGGAGAAGCATTCAAAGCGCTTCTTGTGATCATGATTCTGTCCCCAGCTGCAATATTGGTATTTAATATTGTCGCTTGACCACCTATCAAAGTTGCTGTTCCGATAAAGTCGGTTGCAGCTCCTCCATTCATAGATATTTTTGTAGCTACAGCCGTTAGGTTTAAATTCCCAGCTACGTTTACGCCTCCTGTTCCTGTCGCGGTTAGTGTGATACCTCCAGCCGCATCAGAAGCAGTCATTTGGATGGCAGTCGCAGCCGCTTGAGAAGAAGCGATGTTAGTTTGAAGAACCGAATCCATGTCGATTCCACCCGCTGCGGCTTCAAGATTAATTGCATCTGCTGAAGCCAATCCTGTAGCTCTAAGCGTAATTCCGCCAACATCTGAAAGAAGGCCGATTGAAGCTACGCCTGTTCCTTGATCAGCGTGAATTTGAATTGTTTCAGATACTCCACCGTTAGCATGCAATCTAACTGAGTTTGCACCGTCAAGAGTACCTTCTACCAGAACTGAACTTCCTCCAGCAGCTGAAAGAGTTAAAAGCTGGGCTGCTCCTGTCACTGTAAAGTTTGAAGAGGTGGCCGAATCTAATGAAATATTTGCAGCCGTATCGACTGTGATTGCTCCAGCTGAAGCGTCCCCAATTGTAATAGTGCTTCCAGAATTTAAAACCACGGCTCCCGCGGCTGTATTTCCTAAGGTAATTGTACCTGTCGAAGTGCCTCCGTTTATGGAAACGTTGTTGTTTTGGTTGGTATTTACATTGACAGGACCTAAAATCGTAGTGGTTGTTAATCCATCCGCATTACCGATATCTAAGGTTTTTATGCCTGTTCCTGTCATGATGTTCATATCCATCGTTCCAGCGGCTCTATTTCCTGTCGCAATGTTTGTGGTATGGGTTCCAGAAGTCACGGTACCTGAAGCTATGTTGGTCAGAACTTGGCCAGTTGCCACGGTCCCCGTATTGATATTTACGATTTTGATCGCAGCGGCATTCGTAGTGGCTCCATCTGGGGCAATATCGATGGTATCGGTCACCGCACCTACAATGGTTCCGCCTGCAATCGTAGTTGTTCTTGAAGCAGCAGGTACAGCATCACTGATACTTACGTTTTGACCCGCTGTCGATCTTCCAAGAATGATTGCGCCTGTTCCATCAGCCCTTCCTATAGTAATCGCAGCTAAAACCGAACCTGTTATTAAAACATCTCCAGTCCCTGCTTGTAGTGTTAGGGCAGCTCCAACAGTTTGCGAACCGATTGTGATTAGATTCGCTGCCGCATCATCGCCGATATGGATTTCATTCCCTCCACCATTCATGGTAAAGTTTCCTGTTCCTACATCGATTTGAATTGCTCCAGCAGCTGAATTTCCTATAGTGGTTGTCCCACCTCCAGCCGTATTTATTGTCACGGTTCCATCTACTGCAAGACCTGTAAATACGATTGATCCAGCTGTCAAGGCTCCTGTTACATCTAAATCACCAGTGATCTGGCTATTTCCTGTAATTGCGGCTCCGCCTGCACTCACTGTTAATCCTGTACCCGCTGTCATTGTGGTGGTCGAAGTAACAGAACCAGGGGCAATTAAGTTATTTGGTAGAGAGAAAACAATTTCATGGGATGGTCCGCTTGAAGTTGTCGTGATTTGGTTAGCTGTTCCCGTAAGAGCAATATTGCCTCCGCTAGGTAAAACAACGGTCGATCCATCAGATAAAGTATTTAAGGCTCCAGCCGCTGAAGATGAGACTGTCCAGGTGGGTGTTCCTGCTTGATTACCAGCTTGATAGAATAAAAGACCCGAACCACCAAGGTTAATGGCTGATAGCCATAGGTAACCAGCGTCGTATTGTCTATCTATGGTATCGGAAGGATCTCTTCCTGCAATAACCATTGGCATGACTGATCCACCCTGTGGAGCGTCGCCGTATGTGAACGAATTGGGAATAAAGGGGGAAGTCATATAAACCTCTGTTGTTTAAGTTGACTTCACTCTGTCATATAAAAAATTTCATTTACATGTTCCTGATTAACAATGATTACCCTATATATACCAACATTACGAGGTAGATATGGATTCGGAGTTTTATTCAATTAAGGAGGCTGCTATAATATTCGGGGTGCACCAGAATACTATTCGTAGAGCACTCAAAAAGGGGTTTTTGGTTGCTATACGGATAGGTATTGGACCTAAAAGCCCTTATAGGATATCTAAAAAGAGCATCGAGGCTATACATGTCTCGATCATTAAAGACCTGGCGTCAAAGGTAGTAAAATGAACGAAACTTGGATACAAATACTCACAATTATTGGATCGAATATGATCATAATGCTGACATTCTTTGGCGTAAGCATTTCACTTCATAATGGAATTCGAGAGGAACTTCGAGGAATTCAAGAAGAAATGAAGGATTTTCATGGAAAACTTTGCTCTATCGAGGAAAGAAATAAGAAGTGATTGAAAAATTTCTTGTGCAACTTCTTGGTGAAAATATTTCTGGAATGATTGCTCTTTCCATTATGATATCCTTTATATTTTGGATTATGAAGAATTTTCTAAAGTAGATAGAAATTATCACTTCTTCTTTTTCTTATGATTGGCTAAGAAGTACAGGAGTTTAATTAGGTCTTGGCTTTTTGGCTTTTTTCTTTCTTTCTGCATGTCTTTCCTTTGCTGCTTTCTTTGCAGGTTCTAGAGCATCATAAATGGTTTCATATTTATTTTTGTACTCGCTTCCTTTCCCACCACGTTCAGATTGTAGTTTCTTGATGAGTTGATACATTGCCGCGCCAATAGGCGATTCAGTTCCAGCCTGCCAAGCTCCAATGAAGTTTTCACCAGTTGATTTACGCTGAGTTAGAAGGCTTGTAAGGAGTTCAACATCTTCAGGGGGTATTTCATCATATGAATATAGTTTATTGGTTCCATGAGGCTTATATGCTAGTTCATTGTGTATTGGATCATATCCAGCCCATTCAACATTCCTAGAAACTTGTTTTCCTGTAGATTTTTCAATACCACTAACTAAATCATCGTACAGATCGGCTAAGTCTTTTTCAGGGATTGGAGATTGAATAAGTTCATCTTCATTGACCTGATGTTTCTTTCCATCTACTTCAATGATAGCTTTTCCATTCCGTATTGCTTTAACTTCTCCCATTCCTTGAGGAGAAACTACGGTATGTCCAGTTTCAATTTTTGTAGGTTCTACTTCAGCCGTTTCTTCGGGTACATCCAGTTCTTGGCTTTGGGGTTCCACACTCTTTGGTTCTTCCGTCTGCTTTTTGGCGACATATTCACTGATTATCTCCTGTATGGGTACTCCTGCTTCTTTCTCAATCTTCTTCGTCTCACTTGGTTTAAATTGCTTGAAGAATTGAGCGATTGCCTCGGGGGTATTTTTACTGGCGAGCAGATCATTGATCTTAGACTCAAATCCAGGAAACTTATTTAAAATTTCAGTTGCTATACTAGGTTTTACTTGAGGTGGAACTTGAGCTTGAGGTTGTGCTATAGTTGGAGCAACTGGAGGTTGAGGTGGATTGGTTCCTAAGGATTGTGGTGGCGATTGATTTAATGGCAATTGGGGCGTGGCTTGCGTGGCTATGGCCGCAGGTGTTACGGGTGCTTGAGGGGCCACGATAGATCCAGGCCCAAATAGTTGAGGAGCTGCACGCTGTAAAGCCTGTGTTGCCATAGGAGCTGCTAATGCTCCACCGACTGCTAATGCACCTGCTCCCGCTGCGCCTAATGCCGTTTTATTGACATCTTCTCTTCTTTGAATATCAAGGCCTCTTGTCCTTGCATGTTGTGTTTGAATCTCGGGTTCTTCCTGTGCTAATCCCTTTTTTCCTCCAGACAAAAACTTAAGCACTTGTTCAGCGGTATAACCCGAAGCCAAAGCCTTTTGTATTTTCTTAGATTGAGAGGGAAATTGTCTCATCAAGAAGGCAATAATCTGCTGTGATGTAAAGCCGCTTGACAATGAGTTAGCTATTTGAGGGATCATTATCTTCCTTGCAAATTTAAGCCTTCGAGAATTCTTTCGAGTTCTGTCAAAGGAGGTGAATCAAGTATTCCCATCTGGGTTCTTTGGTCATCTTCGAGTGTAAACCCTTCTTCTTGTAGATCATTTAAAGCATCCTTAAATGTTCTCCATCCATAGTGCTTATCTTCAAATGTTTTCCTAGCTAGGGGAAGGCTAAAGTTGGGTTCAATCCTCTTTAACTCCAGTAATGCCGTTTTGATTTCGTTTTTATCGCCTGCATTGGCATCCAATTTAACAGGAGTTCCAGCCATTCCACCGATTCTATAGGGCTTCGGTTGTGCGGGAACTGCGTTCAATAAAGCTTGAGATTTCTCAGTTAAAGGGTTGACGATGATTTCTCTTTCCTCAGGATAATATCCTTGTTCTGCTAGAAGATTTCTTGAGTAGTCATAGAGTTGTGCATCTAACAGAGGTTTCAGATGTTTTCTAGCATCAGCAGCCGCTTGGTCAAAATTCTTGTAGGTTCCAAGAAAGCCTCTCACTAAATTCTTATGAATTCTAGGAGCTGAGATGTCTGATTTTATATTGCTGACTGAATTGGCAAAGTTCTTGGCTTTCTCCGCTAGGAATCTATCAATTTCAGCTTCACTTTTCCCTTCTCGTGAGACATTTTCTCCAAGCTTTTTGAAATAGGCTTGTACTTCAGGTGGACTTCCTGGAAGAACTTTATTCAGAGATTCAACGGCTCTATTCCCATATTTTTCCTGACCAGTGACTCTTTGCTCTAATTCCTCATCAACCTTGGCATTATGAATCTTTTTATCTTCTTCATGCTGTTTAATCTCTTCCATTGCTTGAAGAGGAGTCGTAGGAATTCCTTGCTCAGTTCTTTCAGCCGCCAATTGTCTTGCTCTTTGTCCATATTCATTTGGAGTAAGCAAAGGCATTTTAACGCCTGTTGTGGCTTCTTGAGCTACGTTACCCACTTGTTCTTTAGGACCAACATTAGTAGGAAAAAACTCGGTAGCTTTTTGGGCTTCTCTTTGCTGTCCCATGAATGAAGGGAGCTGTTGACGTTGACCCATTTGTGGCATTTCTTCTCCACCTTCAAGTTCACTTGCTAGTGGAGTTTTAGGAGCCACTTTTGCCGTAGCAAGTTTCATAATCTCAGGAGCTAGCATTCCTAGATATCTTTCACTTCCTGGTATTCCTGCTCCTGCTTCCATGGTTGCTAAAACAGCATCTAAAGGGGTGGCATTAGGATCTTTTGCAATGTCCCTAATTTTAGCTAAACTTTGCTGAAGCATTCCTCTATTGTAACCCTGTTCAACTGCTCCAGGAAGATTTTCGCTAATATTTGCTCCAATCTTCTTGCCAATTACATCCCAAGGCGTTCTCTCTGCTGGAATTATTGAAACCATTTTTACACCATTCCTTGACCCATTTTATTGCCATATCCTTTTGCAAAACCACCAGCAAGAGAAGACATAATGTCTCCAAAAGGACCTGCGGTTGGTGGTTGGTAGACGTTTTGTGTTGGTTGCAAGGCTTGCTGCATCATTTGCATCATGTTTTGGAAAGGCTGTTGCGCATATCCCAAAGACTGATTTACACCTTGTTGCTGCATTCCACCTCGTAAAGCTGCGATGTTGGTGGATAGATTGCTTCCTTCTCTTCCTAATTGATTTCTAAAAGCCGTTGATCCCATCGATCCTCCTGATCCCATTCCCGCGAATCTATTGGCAAGTTCTGGAACTGTTTGCTCTTGGAATTGTCTTTGCAATGGAGCTTCAAAACTCTTGAAAAATTCAGGATCGTTAAAGAGCGAATGCAACCAATCTTGACCTTGCTGATAGTTTTGATCTTGAGTGATATCAGTATTTCCACCCTTAATCTTATTTAGCATGTCATCAAGAAATCCTAATTGATTAGGATTATAGGTAGACTTGAACTCACCTTCGCTTCCGCCGCCCATTCCTCCCGACATCATAGGTCCCATTATGCTCATAAGCATCATCATTGTTGAAGGGTCCATAACTACCTCATGTTTTTTGTGACCATATCATAAACTTATTTTTTACACTCCATCACGCAAATACTCAATAACTATGAAGCAACTATAAGCACTTAAATCAACTGTTGTAGTGATAACGATTTGAGTGTCGCTTAATGTGTAGAAAATATTTGGATTTCCAAGAGTGTAGAATGAAAAATAATTCCCGTCTCCTGCACCTATTGAAGTACAAGGAAGAGAAGCTGATCCCCAGGTGTGAGTCACGACAAATTGATTGTTGATATTGGGAATAGGATTTGGAATAGTGACAACGCCAGCATTGGGAAGATTTTGAATATAAGCAATAGCCTGATATCCGTTTCTTACTTTTTTAGTGGTCAAATAGATCCACTTTTCTCCGTTGAAGTTCTCAGCTTCTTGAACGTAAAGACCGATCTTTTTGTCGTTGGCTACGTCTGATAAGGCTGATAGCTTGTCATTTAAATAGGCTCTTCCTCGGTCATCTTCCTCGGGAATATTGTAGGTTGCCTCAAGAAAAGGAGTGAATATATTCGAAGGATTGTTTAGTTGAGCTGGAGCCGTCATACGATACGACCTCTATCTCGGATGGTAAACATCATGGCCACTATCTCAATATTTTGATCATTGATCGCTGAGACAGCCATTTGCTTATCACTCATGTTAAGCTGAACCTGAACGGTTTGGCTTGTGGCATCACAGAATAACCTATAAATGGTCTCCGATCCTGAGCCAACTTGATAAGGATTCTTGGTTGTTAAGACCACATTACTTTGTAAGTTGTCAGGAAGAGGAGCATTTATAGGTAAGTTGCTACTATCTCCAAGAATATTGACTTGGAACTGACCATTGGCGGTTAGATTGGTATAAAAATCGATCTTGCTAAGTCTTGTTCCTGCATCTTCATTGAAGAAGTTGAATATCTTAGATTGGATATCCACGTTTGAAATCTTGGTAATCAATCCACCAGGAACATAGACCCCAGTAAGGTTGACTGGCACTAGAATTTGTTCGGGATCAACCGCCACCACGTAGATATTCACTGTGGTAGGAGCTCCTAATGCAGGGCTAAATGTGAGCGTTAAGGCTCCTGTAATGTAGTTAATAGTTCCGACAGTTCCAGGAACATTCGATGTAAGAACCCCATCAAGCGCCGAATCAGTAAAAAGAATAGCTCCAACATAAATGCGAACCGACCCCTTTAAAATTGGTACAAAGTTAATGAAATAGGGAACTAAAATAGTCCCAAATGAAGCTCCATTTGCAAGTCCTGCATTGATCGGTTCAAATTCATTAAGGGAGAAGGTGTTGGCAGATAAGTAGGATATCTGGAAGTTTCTTTGATTTAGGGATTCTCCGTCTACGCTGGTAGTTCCCGCTACATTCGAAAGAGAAATCCATGTCTTATCAGGTAAGTTATGATTTGGGCTAGTAATGACATTAGCAGCAATCCCTTGAATAAATAGGCTTGGTTCATTTTGATAGTTCTTTTGCTCTAATCTAAAGACAAATCCTTGCTGATTTCCAGCAATCACCGTCTCTAATCCTGAATGAGAAGTTCCAGCTTCACAGTTTCTATCATCGTAGTTTGGCCAAGGTTGATCTAAATCGATCCATCTATCGCCAAGGTCCGAGGTTTCTGGGTAATAGTATCCAAAACAGGTGAAACAGTCATCAAAATAGCTCCAATTCTGAGTCTCATAGTTAAAAACTAGCACTTGATCGGGGAATTTGCCAAGTAAATTGCTTGCGCTTGGGATAGTCCAGTAATTTAGTCTGGTTCTGAACGTCCTAATTCCATAAACTCTTTCAAATCCATTCTCGGATTGGCGAATATCAAAGATGTCATCAGGGATCTTTTCATCGAATCGGATGGTGTCATTACCATCGCTGATAACAATACCCCTATTTCCTATGCCCATAACGCCCTTATCAAAGGGTATTGTGCTAAAGGTGCTACTTGCCCCTAGCTCGACATTAATACGCTCCCAAACGAACGGATTTTGGGCGTTATTAACGAAGCGTAACCGCCAAGAGCTACGTTCAAAATAAACCACCAAAACATCGCGAATAAAAGCAGCTCCAATAATAACTTCTTGGGTTGGTGCATCATTTGCTCCTCCACGGCCAAATAAATCATCTCTTACAGCTTTCGCATCTGCTGTTTGTGGACTTGGAGTTGTAGGGACAGGCTCAGAATAATAGGGGGTTCCGATCTGTGTCCATCTAGCTCTATTTCCAAAATTGAAGAATTCAGCTTCATTTCCCTCGGTAGTGTTTAAAAATACTAGGTATCCTCTATAGGGGAAAATGAGTAAAGCTCCCATAAGGGCATTGTTTTCATCGACTGGGGGATTGTAATTTGCCCATCCTGTTCCGTTTGTTAAAGCTCCGTAATATCGGATGCCATCTTGACCAGTAATAGCCACTTGAGAATTGAGAGCGATACCACCAGAAATATAGGCTCCATAAAGTGCTCCATTCAATCCATCCAAAGTAAACGTGTTTAGTCCTGTCACTGTGATAGTAAATACCTGGCCATTGATGGGAGGAGTAGATGCAAGAAGGGGCTGATATCCTGTCACGTTGATAATGGTGACCGATTGTCCTGTAGTGAATCCGTGGTTTACAGTCGTCGTAACTTGAGCAGGATTGGCATTGTTGATATTTGCGATCGCGATTCCATTTAACCCAGGCTTAGAATTGGTAGCCCAGAAAGCTCCCGCATAGTTAGTGGTAAAGAAAAATTGATAGTCAGTCCCACTCCAAACGACAGGCATTACACTCGGAAGCGGTAAAAAGGTGAGTGTTCCCGTGTTGAATTCGTAGGCTAATGTCGTATCAAAAGCGATAAGTTGTTGCAGTCCTAGACCAAATAATTCTCTAGTTCTTAGTCCCATAACAGGAGTGTTGTTAGAAAGGCGACCTAAAAGAGTATATCCTGATCGTCTAACGATTCTTCCTCTCCATTGGTAAGCATTGACCAAAACCGCAAAAGCATCTTCGGTAAGTGCATAGGGTTTTATGTCTTTTCTTAAGCCGTCCTTTATAGGACCTATCATAAATTGAGTTGAAGTCATGCTATTGCCACCGCCATCCAAGAAAAGTCATATTGAGCAAGAGGAGCGAAACTGGCATAGACATCGAAAGTATTCGCCGCCGTTATATTAGTTGAAATCTTCAAAGGCCTATGCTCGCTTCCTGTTTCAACGGTATTTGGATTAGCGATAGCAATTAAAATCTGAGTGGGAGCAGGGGTTAAAGTGATTGTGTGGGGAACTAGGTTGGTTGCTGTGACTAATCCAAAGTAAAAAATGTATCCTCCTGGAAGGAAGCTGTAATAAACAGGCCCCGCAGTATTTACCGAATTGTAAGTGAGTTGCATAGGAGTATTCGGCGCATCGGTTGTATCTGTTTGAGTGGGCAAAAACTTAGGGATTTGGGCAAATAACTGGGGTTCAGTTGAAGCGGCTGATGTGGCATTTTTGCTATAAAGCACCCCTAAATCTTCGGTAACTCCAGGATCAAGCGTTTGATTTTGGAAGATGACAGAGGCATGCTTTCCCTGGCTTGAGCTATTAAAAGGCATGTGGTTATAGAAAACTCCAAGAGCTAACTGAGAGAATATGGCTGCGAATTGATCAAAGTTCACCTGAACGGGAGATGCTGAGGTTTGAGGTGATTCAGTTGATAGAGGAATTTGAGGATCGTACGTCATATGTTTGCCACCACACAGTAAAATATTGTGTTATTAGTCGAAGGAATCGTGGGAATCACATAGATTTCTTTAATGATTCCTGGCTTTGTAAAGATGAATTCAAAAGAAGGAGTGGTGGTAGCAATCGTTTCTTCCACTGCGGCAGGGGTATATTTTGGTGTTGTCCCTTGAGTACAAAAGTTGATGCTCACAATATTCTTTGCCACTGGAGGATTCAATTTGAGTATGTTATTGAATACACCTTTCACATTTCCCGAATTGAATGGGCCAAATTTTCCAAAGTAAACAAGTAACTTTCCTGGCAAGAACGTGAAATAAGTGGTCTGTTGCGCTGTCGGAGTAACGGAATAGATTTGGTAATTGGTGAACTGAACGACTGGGGTATTTCCTGGATATGTGAAGAAAACCTGATCGGTTTGATTTTCTACATCCTTAACGAATATGGAGAACTCATTTGCGCTCGTTTGAGCGTCCGTGGTTGATTCTGCCATTTCAACATAGGTATGGTTTCCTCTATTGGCAACGGTGGGATCAGTCAAAGGCACGTGATTTTCGGCAAATGCAGTAGCTAATTGAGTGAAGTTCTGAATAAACTGTACCTGCCAGTCCGCAAAACTTAGCTGTCTTGTCGGAGTGTTCGGGTCATAGTTAATTGGGTTTGCCATTATACTCCTATAGCCATGTAATAAATTGGAAAAGGGCCAGCCGTTGAGGTATTAGGAAGTCTCACAGTGAATTGGTTTCCTGCGATGTTCGTTGCGGCAGCGCTTGGTTTATCTGACCCAAATCCTCCCGCTTGAACAAGTCCCACGTAAATCAGAGTTTCGCTAGGAAGGAGTGTGATGATATCGCCATCGGTTACCGATAATCTTCCACAGTAAATCACAAAAGGACCTGCTACGTAGGAATATTGCCTATCTAAATACACATCTGGGTTAGTGGATTGAAGTCCAGTTGAGATCGAAGGATAGGTAAGTTGAATAGGAGTTTGGTTATTGCTTGGCCTAAAGAATAAATTGGTTACACCTGCGACATTCTTTGCATAAAGAGCGATTTGAGCCGTTGTAGTGACTGGATCACCTGTTTGCTCTCTTAGAGTCAAAACCGTATGCATTCCTTGGCTTCTTCCCTCTGTCGTTGAATTTAAAGTGACGTGGTTCTTTGAGAAAACGCTAAATATTGTCTGAAAGTTGGATCTTATTTGTGGCTGAGACACCACCATGTAATCCGTGACTAAAGGAATATTCGGGTTATAAGCCATTAGTTTGTCCCGCTATATTCAGTTCCCCAGAACCAAGACGCTACGGGCCTTCCTGGCTGACTAAAGATTGTTGCCGCCCTTTGACTTCCCATCTGTCTTAAAGTTCTTCTTTGGGCGATTAAAAGCTGTTCTTCCCATACAGGCATAAGAGATCTAAGGCCATCATCATCGGGAAAGTCTGCATAGATGAGTTTTGCTGCTCCTGCGCAAATAAATAGATACCATTCATCAAGTTCAGGTGCACTTCTTGCTTCAATCAATTGAGTCGGTTGCTGGCTAATTTGGAATTCAACTTGATAGACTTGTTGTGGAACGGGACGAAAGGTGATCTGTTGATTATAGAAGATGACATCCGTTGGTCTTGAAGATTGATAAGGAACAACGCTTGCATAGATAGTGGCATTGGCTGGAATAGTCCCGAGTCCCGCAGGCGTGAACGTATAGGCTCCAGTGAGATAATTCACCGTACCGACGATATTTCCTTGCTGATCGACTAGATTTCCTACGTTTGAATTGGGCTGAGGAACGTCCGATATGGCATAGTTAAATCCACTATTTCCAGCTTGGGAGTCATTTACCATGGCTGATATAATCACGGCTGCTTCTGTGACATTTCCAAAAATATCAAGCTGAGCTCTTAGGAAAGGAGTAGAGGGAATAGTCCCAGTGTAAGGAACACCGACTCCATTTCCCCCCGTATTGATGATCTGATTGACGGTGAGTTTTGGCCATCGATTATAGAATGTCGTCTTATCTTGGAAGTATCTTAAAATATATCCTTGGCAATAGACAGGAGGAGTAATTTGAATATTACCAGGAGAAGCAGCTGTTCTATTGCCTGTATTGGGATCAGTTGGGGTATCTTCATAGACAAAATCATAGGTATCCACATTTGGAGTTGTCAAAAATACGTACGGTTTTGTAAGCTTGAGACTCTTAAAATACAAAGGGAAGTGCAATGTCATAAATAAGTTCAGGTACTTATCAATCTGAATCGTGGTCATTTGTTCTTCAGTGTACCTTGCAGTCATTCGTCTGACTGTATTTTCCATTTGCTCTAAGCTAACTAATTGTGCACTCATATGGGGTTCCCAGGGGTTCCGTCATTAAAAATTACTCCCTCGAAGCTGTTTTGGTTGCCAAAAGGCAATGGAATAGGCGGTAGATAGGGCCCAGAGGAGTTCGGTATTACACTCGGGGGTGTATAAGCGGATGGTAATGGAGAGGGGTATGAAAATACAGAAAAATTTGTTGAATCCAAATTAATTGTTAACGTGTCATCTGTAATAGCTAACACTTGAGCATTCAGCTTATTTAATTCAACCATTCCAAACTGAACGGGTATAAGAAAAGCTACCATCATTCCAGCTACATACCCATGATCGTCAACCGTAGTGACAACCATGGGAAAAGAATTGGTAATAGACTCGATGGTTTGCACACGCAAGTTATCTTGCACTTGAACTTGGCTATATCCAGGGTAATAGGTCACTGTGCTCATCGAAATCCTTTGTGTAAAGCCGCTTTACATTAGAAATGTATCGGAGTAAAAGCGTATTTTTTATTGCTAGAATCCACAGAATGAATCGCAGAACTAGGTTTATTAGGGTCCATCTCACCAGACTTTTGAACAAATTGTGGTGTGTAATAGCACGGATCATCTTCACTTCCTCCATTTAGTTGATCTGCAAATCCTCGAGGAATCGTATAAGTCTTTCCATCTTCAAGTGGATACCATTTAACTGGGTCGGTAGCATATTTAATGTAAGGAAGTTTGACTGATTGTCCAGGAGCTCTTCTATTCATGAACTTTCCTGTGACCAGTTCACTATCACGCGCTTGTTGTCTATCAATCTTTTCTTTAATTGCGGTCCTGCTCGAAGTCATACCCACTGGCTTATTCATGATCTCTTTTTCTTGTTCGGAGATTTCTCTTCCTGGAGTTCGTTTGAGTTCCAACTTTTTCTCTTCAATTTCGCGCTTGGTATTCTCAAGTTCAATGCGAGCTTTATCGATTTCTTGTTGGACGCACTCAAGGGTTTGATCTCCACTCATTGACTCTCCTAACGTTAATTCTTCTTGTTCACTTTTTTGCTTTTTAGCCATATTTCCTCACGTATTTCTTTTAAATAAAAAGGGCAAGGACAATATGTCCCTACCCTTCATCTACTGATCAAGGAAAGGTTTGCAAACTTGTGATTGCTCGCCATTCCCAAACGTCTACTGTACTTCCGATGATACCACCTGTTGTAGTGGCATTCGTTCCGTCTCCAGCGCCGATTAAGATACCGTTTTGTCCTAGGTTTTGACGTGCAAATCCAAGAATGTTTTGGTTTCCATATGGCAATGGGCTAGGTGGAGTGATCACGAAATTGTTCGTGTTACCTTCACCTTGAGGAATCATTACAGGAAGCTGTAGCGGATAGTTAGCCGCAACAGGCCACGCAAATGCTGTAAATGCAGTGCTATCCACGTTTTCAAACGTTACTGTTTGAACGCCGATGGTATTGTTAACTGCGGATACAGTGAATTGCACAGGCAATCCATTGGAAGTGGTGTTCAATTGAGTCATTCCAAAGACTGAAGGAATGTTGAATCTAACCACATCACCCACTTGGTAGTTTTGACGTACCAATAAAGTGACAACCATTGGATTAGCAAGTGAAATGCTTGCAATGGCTCTCCATTCTGGATAGTAAAGTGAAGGAGGAGGCATATTTGCGTTGCCAACCTTAAACACTACACCAACAGAAGTAAGAGAGTTTGTTGAATTTAGAAGAGTCGTGAAAGTAGTTGGGCTACCAACTGCTGTCACTGTCATAACTAGTCCACCAAGTTCTGGTGCGCTTGTTAAATCTCCGATACGTACGTTATCTCCTACATGAAATCCGTGAGCTGCACCTGTTGTAAAAACAGTTGTTGTTCCTGGAACAAATGAAGCAATAGCGATATTTGGTCCTTTAGCTTGGTTCGCTGCATTGAAAATGGTGAAACCATTTTGTGCGAGGTTACCATTGCTTAAAGGAGCCAAATTACCTGCTACAGTTCCTTGTTGCTTGATCAACGCAGTTCCTATAGTCATGTACTTGGACCAAAATGCTTCAACTAGTCTATCGGAGGTTAAAGAACCTGCGACTCCACCAGCTGTTACGCCAGATCTGGTTAAGTTGATTAAACGAAATTCATCAATCTGTTGTGAAAGAGGGATGAAAAACGGTGTTGAAGCAACGTTTTTGAAAAGACCTGTTGTGATTTGAGTACTCATATATTACCT